TTGCCATTACGAAATGCGGTAGCAGGTCCACGCACCGTCGCCCGTCTTGCGAGCGCGGAAGTGACCCGAAGTACCGTTATCAACCTGACCAGCGCCAACCAGCGTCCAGCCCGTGCCAATCGCAACGGTCACGTCGTCCGTGCCCGCGTCGATGTTGACGACGAAGAAGTCAAACGCCGAATCCACCTTTGAGGCAGACGAGACGTAGGCTTCAAGGTCAGCAACCGTCGGCAGAGTGAGGTCGCCAGCCGTGCCGTTGAAGGTGAACAGGCCGTTAGCCAACTGAGCAGCGGTAACAGTCGCAGCAGCGGTCAACGCCGTCGGAGCGCCCTGAACAAACAGGAGCGGCTCGCCAACATTGCCGTCTGTAACCTGATAACCACCAGCGCCATTAGGAAGTGCCATTTTGTATTACTCCGTGAATAAGGTTAAGGGTTAGCCCCAGAGACGCACGCCCATCTGCGGGCGAATCACCGAGTAGCCATACAGCACGTCGATACGGCACGGCATACGGTCGTTGTTGATGTCGTACTGACGGACAACGCGCATGGACACACCGTTGTGGACCTGACGCGAAGCCATGTCAACGCCCTGCGGGAGCAGGAGGTCAGCCGTGGCAAACGCAATCGCGTCCTTGTGGTACACGAGGTTCTGCGGGTACTGGGTCGAAGCGCCACCCAAGAAGGTAACAGCAGCGCCAGACTGCGGGAACGAGTCAACGGTCGCCAGAGCGTTTGACGAGGTGTAGATCGCCGGGCTGATCTTCACGGCAGCATACGCACCGCCAGTCGCCGCCACGTCTTCCGTGCAGACAAACTGCTGGAGCGAGCCGGTCGATTCGCGGGTCTGCGGGTTGACAGCGTAGACGTTCGCAATCGTGAACACGTCGCCCTTCTTGATGGTCTGCGTGCCAGTGCCGGTGATGGCAATGGACGAAGTACCCTGAGCCGAGACGGTCGTCGTGATCGTGTGAGCGCCCGAGCGGCTGCCAGTCGTGAACTGCTTGATTGACTGCGACATGTTGAGTTCTTCGAACCCAAGGATGCCTTCGCCAAACATGCCGTTCTTGAACTGCGACGAGATGGTGCTGACCGGGTTAAAGAGACCCTTCATGCCCTCGATGAGCGCGGCGTTTGCAGCCGGGTTCACGGTGACATAACGCGGCGACATCACGGCAGCGGCCTCGTTCAACTTCTGCTGGGCAGCGAGAAGAACAGCGGTCGTGCTGGGGGTCGTGCCGGGGGTGCCAACCGCCTGATACATGTTCAGGAACGAGTTAGCAACGTCGGCGTCGATGCTGGCGGCCAACTGGCTGATACGCGGCTTCAGCACGCGCTCGGCAAAGTCGTCCAACTGCATGGTCATTTCGGCAGTCGTAAAGTTCACGCCGATGTGCTTCTGCGAAGCAACGGTCAACGTGGTGAACTGCTCGTTGTCGTCCTGCACCTGAAGGGCAGCACCGTCGGTCACGAGAGCGCGGTCCGGCAGACGGATACGCAGCGTGGTGCCGATCTTGGCGCCTTCAACGGCATAGGAATCGTCGTACTGGCGGTTCACATTGCGGGTCAGCACGAGATTGTTTTCAAGAATCTCCAACGCTTTCCGCGTGATCATGTCAATAGTAAGAAGTGTATTAGCCACTTTAGTGTCCTCAAAAAGAAGTTAGCGGTTACGACGCGCTTCCCACTGTCTAATCTGTCGCTGACGCTCGCGCTCGATCCACTCTGACGCGCTCATGGCCGAAATTGACCGTGGGTCTGTCGTGTCGTAGACCGGAGTGCCAGCGCCTTTAGCCGTGACAGGCTTAATCGGCGGGGGCGCACTGGTTGTCTTTTTGACCGGAGCGGGACTGTCGGCCAACTTGGCCTCAATCTTTCCGATCTCCTTTGCCTGCAAGTACGGCGACAGGCGGGAAATACGTTCAGCCTCGCGGGGATTGGAACCCAAGTGATATGCGATATCGGGTCCATACTCCGAAGCCTGAATCGTCTGTGCCATCACAGTCGTAATGGGCAGAGCGTTGTTGTACGCGACTTGTTCAAAGTCATCGTATCGGTCACGCGCTGCTTCTTCGCGGTCGTGATAAGCCTCAAGAAGAGCCATTTGCTCCCGCTCTGCCTCGCGTCGGGCGAGTAGTTCGGCGGCTTTGCGTTCGGCCAGAGCCTCTGCATAACCCTCCGGGTCTTCGTCCTTGCTCGGCAGCGCAACGGCTTCAGCCTGTGACGGCGTGGCCTTTAGCGCTTGCTCTCTTTCCCACTTGCGACGTTCCCGTGCAAGCCTCTTGCCGACCATCGCGTCCAACTCTTCTTGAGAGAACGTCTTGGTTGGCTTTTCCTCCGGCTGTTGCGTTTCTGCAACGACTTCGGGTTCCGGGGCTGCCGTGGCCGCCGGTTCCGGCGCGGATACTTCCGCTACGACTTCAGGGACTACATTTTCGTCCGACATAACCTTCCTTACGGAAACCTGGTGAACCGCACCAGTACGGTTAAACTTTAACTTACAAGTTGCGTATATGCAACATTACGGTCCTGCGTTACGCCAAGCCCCGCCGCTGTAGAAGTACAGACGGTTGTTGGTGGTGTCGATCACGATAGGCGCGGTGCCGGTGTGCGTGGTCGGCACTCCGGTCGGCACACCCGCACAGGTCGGGACGTAGATGAACCCGTCTGTTGCCGTGGTAGCCAACGCGCCCGTGCCAACAATCGTAGTGCCTGCAAATAGGTTTGGCGCCGTACCCGCAGCGTAAAAGTTGTACTTCCCGCTACCGGCAGCGATGTTGCTGTGGATGCCGTATTCGTTTGTGACTGCCGAGCCAGCGCCGAGCGACACGCCCGTAACCCGGAAGTGGTACAGATTGGTCAGCGTGAACGACGCCGCAGCAGTTGCCACGTTGGAGTGGAATACCGACGTCGCGCTCGTCGTCGTCGAGGGAATCGTACCGCCCGTGTAGTAGACGTTAGAGACGTTGGAACTGGACTGGTAGATACCGGCCAAGGTCAACGCACTATCAGCCAACACGGTCGTACCGATGGCTACCGCACCCGCCGCGCTGATCTGCAAGCGCTGTGCGCCGCCGACGTTTATGTCTAGCGGGACATACGAACCAGACCCCGTAATGCCGCTCGTAATAGACGCCAGCGCATTAGTCAGCGTCATGCTCAACGTGCCGCAGTTAACGGCAGAAGCGCTGTTAAAGAGCGAGTACGAGGTGGTGTTGCCAGTCCCGTTCGGGATGACGCCGATGCGGGTAGCGCCGTTGGTCGTCAAGGTCTGGAACATGGTGCGGTTAGGCACCGTGCCGTTGGAGAAGTCACCAACGATGCGATCCGCTGTGCCGGTGAGCGCCAAGCCGCTGTGCGAGTACGCGCCGTTCTTGATAAACGCGATGGCTTCCGCCTGCGTGTCAAAGCGGTGCGCTTGGAAAGCCGAGAGGCGCCACGTCGTCGAGGTGCCGCCTGCGGTCGGTCCTTGCACGTCAAAATACATGTTCTTAACGGCCAACGGGGACGGCAGGTAAGCGTAGCCCGTCAGCGTGTACCACTTGTTCAGCGCCGGGATGCGGGCTTCGTACACCAGCGAGGCATATTCGCCCGTCTGGTTCTGGTTCCACACAAAGAAGTTGAGGAAGTTAAGGTCAGCGCAGGCCGTTACCTTGACGTCCACCGTAAACGCATACCAGCCCGCCGAGGTGCCGAAACTGGTATCGACCATGCCCCAGTATTCCGCCGTCGTGAACGACGCATCGGTGAACTCGTTGCACTGCTTGAAGATGCGACCGTCTGCAACGACCGAACCTGCAAGCGTCAGCGCACCAGAGCCGTCCTTGAGCGTATAAGGCGTCACAAACGACTCAGACGCCACTAGGCTACCCATGTCAGGCTGGATGCCGCCACGGGCTTCCGTCAGCCACCAGCGCGACTTTGGTTGTCCCGGTACAAACGTACCCGTCAGGTCAATATCCGGCTGGCCGAGTTTGACATCGCCGCAGTTGATGACGCCATCGTCGTTGTTGAGGCCGCCGTAGGTGCTGGGCGACTCGTTGACGATCTGTGAGGTGCTGGCAACGGTTGAGGGGGCGCCGATGTAGGCGACGTTCGTTTCGTTGACGCAGTTGGTCAGATACACCCGCGAGTTAGTCGCCGTGACGTTGATGTCGGCCACCACACCGCAGTCTTTAAAATTCACGATGTTGCGCTGACCGGCGATGATCCACGAGCGCTTGGCAACCGCCGTCGTCGTGCGGGTCGCGCCGGTCCATACGTCAATGTCTACGGTCGCTGCGTGCGGGCCGTAGGTCGCGCCGTTGAACTCAAACCAGCAGCCCGAGAAGAGCAGCGGGCAGACCTGCCAGCCGATGCCAGCCGCAGCCGGGGCTACAGAGTCGTTATTGAGGATGTAGCCAGCAATGACGTTCAACTCAAAGATGGTGCCGTAGAAGTTGATGGCGCCATAGTTGGACGTGTTGTTGACGTACAGGCCAACTTCGTTGCCTGTGAACATGCCGGAGTAGAAGTACTTGTTACCGGCGTGCATGCCGTCGCCACCATACTTGTTCGAGATGGTGTAGAGGCCGTACTTGTTGTCGCTAAAGCCGCACGAGTAGAACTCAGAGCCGATGTTGCCGTCTGGGAACAACACGCCTTTCTCAAGTGCGGCAAAGTGACAGCCGTAGAACTTGACGTTGTTGGCGTACTGATCGGCAGGGCCAGCCGCCGTCAAGGCAGGCGGGCTAGTGTGGTTCACAATCGGCGGAGCGGTCATCGTCGTTTGCGAGAACGTGAAGCCCACACCAACCTTGCTGCTGTTGGAGTAGAAGCCGATGTCTCGCACTTCGCTGTGATACGTCCAAAAGTCCAGCGGCGCAGGATTGCTCATGGCCGCGTACTTGTATGTCATCGAGGCGGTGGCGTCGTTCCACGGCTTGACGATGGTGGACGTAGAGCCATCGCCTTGCAGGATGACTCGATTGGTGATGTTGATGTTGCACTTGTACAGACCCTTGGGCAGATACACCCGACGGGCTGTTGCCATCGCCGTTTCAATCGCTGTCGTGCAGTCAAAGTCCGTCGTACCCGCTTGAATCTTGGTGATTTGATCAGCGGTGAAGTACGAGAAGATGTTGATTGACGACAAAAACTGGGCAGACGGCGCTTTGACCGTGTTGCCGCTTTGCACCATCGGGATCGACTCAGCCCCAGTCAGCGGTAAGGTCGCTGCGGGCAGTTGAGAGATTTTCTTGCTAGGCATGTCTCTTATCCGTAAATGATGGTGCAGGAAATGGCTTTAGGCCACCCAAGGCAACGGCGGGCTCACAATCGGCGGATTGATCTGATTCTCAATCTGCTGCGCTACAGCCGCCTCTGCGCTGTCCTTGTCCACGCCGTTCGCCCAGCACCACGACAGCACTTGGTCTTGCGTGAGGTCGGCATACGGTGTGAACGACTCGCCCTGCACGACGGGGAACGAACAGGTGCTATACACGCTGCCGTTATAGGTGCCGTCGGTGCCGGAGAGATTCCAATGCGCCGTGACAACGTAATCTGCACCTTCGGGAGCGTTTGGTACGCAGTTCAACTGCGAGATTTTCCATTCGTAGTTAATCATTGCTTTACTTCCTCTGGCTTCGGTAACAGCGGCTCAACCTGTGCCTTCAGTTTCGCCCACAGCGGGTGTGCGCCTTGGCTCGTCGGCAGGGTGCCGAGCAGATTCACGATAGCGACCGCTTCTTCCAGCGTGACCTTGAGTTCTACTTCGTTCATCGTGCCTCCAACTGCGCGACTTTGGCTTTGAGTTCTTCAATCATGGCTTGCTGTTCCTGCATGGCTTTCACCAGCACCGGAATCAGGTCTTGCCGCACAGACTTGTACGGTTCCTCGCCTTCTGGTGCAGGGTCTTTCCACTCGTCAACGAGGTCGGGGAATACCTGCTCAAATTCCTGCGCGATAAAGCCTCGGTCGTCTTTGATGTCCTTACCTTGACCCGCCTTCCAGTCAAACTTGCGCGGCTTTAACGCTAAGATAGCGTCAAGGCCAACATCAAGGTCACGGATGTTTTCCTTGTACCGTTGATCCGAGATGGCGCTGATAGTGGTGTTGGTTGCGTAGACCGTGCCGCCCCAACCGACATAGAAGCGATAGTTCGCCGCGCCGGTTGAATACATTGACCAGTTTTCGCTCGTGTTGGCAGAGTCGGCGTTGACGCAGCGCATTGTGCCGCCGGGGTATATCTTGGCTCCGGCGCTTGCACTTGGGGACGTACTAGTCGTCCCAACCAGCAATTCTCCCGTAGACGTAATTCGGGCGCGCTCGGCTAGGGGTCCACCACTTGATGTGGTTGAAAAAGTTAAATAGCCACCAGCGCCGCCACTTGCATTATTGTCTTTGTAAGCGCCAATTTTAGCCATCGTCCAAGACGCTACGTTTGAAGTTATGTAGCGATTGCTGAACGCGATGCCCGTGCCAACATTGGCATCTTGATCCGAATAACATTCAACTCTTAATGCGCCAGTACGATCTGTTGGGCCGGAATTTGCGCCATAAACACTCCATGTTCCAGCGCCGGACTCTGGTGAGTTAGCAGAACCTCCAGATGGGATAATTAGGCCAACTCCGCCCGCAACATGAAGTCTTGCCCCCGGACTCGTCGTGCCAATGCCCAAATTCCCACTCGCATCCAGCGTCATCGCCTGCGTGAACGTGATCGCGTTGCCTGCGGTGCCGGAGGCTGCTGTGTACCAAAGGTGCTTTCCGAAGTAATCCTGCGTATACCTTGCGGCTGGCGCGGTGCTACGGTAGTTCCAAGTGCTTGCAGCCGATGCAAAGGCATTTGTTGAAACAGAAGTTTCGCCATTACCTGCGTCTGTAGAAAACGCAGACCAGTTCATTTGTATGGCTTTGTGGGTAGAAGCCCACGCACTCGGCGTCACGCCCAGCCCGAGGTTGCCGGAGGAGTCAAGGGTCATGGCTTGGGATTGTGCAGAAATCCCCGATCTGACAATAAACCCTATCTGCGAAGAAGCATCGCTATCATTGGTATTTGGTTTGTAAAATCTAATGCCTGCGCCAGTCGTCAATGTCCCGGCGCTGCTCCACTTAAATCTGTGAATGATGCCGCCTTGAGGATTCGCGTTATAGGCAGCATTGTTATCAACGCTGACTTGATACGCGCCAACGCTACCAGCGTCGGGTATGCCTGTTCCAATAATGCTCAAATTTGTCGCCGGACTCGTCGTGCCGATGCCGACGTTGCCGGTTGCGGTAATCACGGTCGGAGTCGCATCCGGGTTCGCGCTATCTTCAACCAACAGCGCGTTACCAGAACCGACCTGCGTGATACGCAGAGCGTCGGTTGCGGTATCAACGGACACAACGGTCGTCGGGGCGTTCAGCGTCGTGCCCGTCGCAAACGTCATATCGCGGGGGACGGAATAGCCGTCGCCTGCACCCGGAGCGCGAATCTGCGGGGTGGTCGGGTCTAAAGACAAAACTTCAAAATTAGCCATGATCAGTTACCTCAAACTGGGAAGTAGGTTGTTCCGGCGCTGTCTTTGACCGAATCCACAACCACGTAGGATGTCCCGCCACTATCAAGCACGATTGTATCGCACGAGTAGACCGTTCCAGCGCTATTAGCCACTTGGAACGGCGGCCCAGGCAGCGGGGTTGCCTCGGCGGTAGCCAATGCGATGATGCCGCCTAGCCCAAGGCTGACGGCATTACGCAACGGGACTCCGTAGTATCGAGCCATTAGTTCTGGTTAATGGGCTTGGCGTACACCGTACCGTTTGAGCCAATCTGAATGGCCGACACTCGCCACGGAGCGCCAGTGCCATTCGGCACGATAAACGGAATCGGGGTATTAGCCGGGATCGGCGTGTCAGAAGTCGTCGCAGTGACGCCTTCGCCCACACGAATATAAGCCGCTGTCGTACACCATACGACGACGCCTTCCGGGCCGGGATTCCACGCGGTCGTTGAGCCTGCGGTGCCGGTGTAGTTGGCGCTGTAGGCGGGATAGCCGTCAAGGGGGTTCAGCAGTTCCATTTTCATTCCTCAGGCCAAGAAGCGAAGTTTGTAGAGGGTGGAGAGGTACAAAGCGACAATCTCGTCAATAATGTTCTGAATTGCAGTATCACTTTCTTCGCAAAACTTGTACCGATTAGCCTCAATTTCGGCTAATTGGTCTTGCAGAAATTCCACGACGTTGCTGGTCTTTTTAGCCGACATCAGCGTAATCGGCCCGATCAGGCCGTGACGACCCTGATAGGCTTCCGCAAACGAGTCGGCTAGATCAACCACGCTTTCGTAAAACTTACCCAACGCCTTGTGTTTGGCGTAACTACGGGTGTTCAAATGCACGGAATGGGTTACATCCCGCGCTAGGAACAACATGCCTACAAAATCTGCCGGTTTCATACCATTCCCTCGCCCATGTCAGAAGTTTCACGTGAAACTTCCTGCGGCATCAAGTCTGCGCTTGACATCATACCCGAAATAGTACCCATAACGATGTCTTGGACCTGCTCTTCGTTCAGGCCAGCCTGCACGGCGCTGATACGCTTGGTTTCGGCGTCGTAAGCCTTGATAGCGGCTTCCTGCTCCTTAATTCGCAGTTCGGTCGCTTCCATTGACTGGCCGACGCGCTGGATCATCTCCTGCATCATCTGCATTTCTTGACCCATGACCTCGATCTGCTGGTTAGCAGCCTGCAACGCCGGGTCTTCATCCGGGTCGGCAAGGAGTTTGGGGTCAATCGTCTTAGCCAGACGTTTGGCAATCTCTTGGGCGCCCGGCCAATCCATGTTCTTAACGAACAGGTCGCCAGCCACCTGCCACAGCGCCGGATTCGCTTGGAGAATCTGCGACATGGCTTCCATCGCTTCCTGACGCTTGGTCAGATAGGACGGACCTGTAGTTACAGCAACGTCGTACTTTCCGACAGACGGGTTGTAGATTTTCTCAATGACAACGCCAGCCTGATCCACGATCTTGCGGACCGGCTCTTGCTGCATCGGGTCAATACGCACCGTACCCGTCTCACCGTCAATACCGATGATTCGGGCGATACGCTGGGTATCGTAAATCTTCGGAATCAAGTCCACGAGTTGACGCGTGACGTAGCGGATAGCGCGGGCAAGGTTATCGACGTAGTGATATGACCCCGTATCGCCCTGACGTTCACGCGCCAGAATGGCTCTACCCGACCGCTCGTTAGACGTGGCGCCCAGGCTAGAGTCATAGTAGCCCGTTGTGGACTTAATGTCGTCCGACGCGCCCATCTTAGCCTGAATCAAGCCCGTCTGAGCAAGGGGTGGGGCAGCACGTTGCGGCAGCGGCATTGCTGCGCCAGCGCCGTCAGTTACGTCAGGATTGACCTCAAGGTACGGCCAGTTCTGCGTGTTAGCCGTCTTCCACTGATGCTCGTATCCCTCAAACTGACCGCCATAGCCGATAAACGGCGCTTTGGGGGCCAAGGCGAGCATTTCCGCCTCTTGGGATACCCAGTAGTTGTACATGCGCTGCGCGTCTTTAGCGTTACGCACGAGGCCGCTAATGTAAATACGGCCTTCAACTTCGTATTCGTTACCGACTACGCGAATGACCGGGATGTGCTTACCCGGCCACTCTTGCTCTTCCAGAATCTCGTAACCGTTGGTCTTGATCCACTTGATGCGACGAATGTCGACTTCGCGGGTACGAACGGGCTGCAAGCCCATCATTTCCAACTGTTTGGCTTCGGGTGACCCGGCAAACGCCGTTTGGTTTCCCGGATAGAGGTTTAACTTTGCTTTTTCGTAGTAAGCGTAGAAGTATTCCGCGATCCGAACGGAGTTATCCGTAATCCATTGCGCCAAATTCTCGTCACCAGTACCACGCTGCTGGATCGACGAGATTGGCTCGGCGTCAGGAAAATGACGCTCAAACTCCTCACGGGGCATGTCCTCAGTAATGAAACACCACTCGGCATCCGACCCACAGGGGTCTTGGATGTGAGGGTCCATATAGACCGAGAACGAGTTTCGCACACGTCCGATACGAATGTCTTGGTCGAACGTGTTGTCGTCGCAGTATTCCGTCAGGATGCGGATATAGCCTTCGCCATACGTTACCTGGTTCTCACAGGCGGTGTCGTAAGCGACATCGGCATCCGAGATGTACTCGATGTGCCGAACGATGCCGTCAAATACCTCGGCTACCTCAATATCGGCTTGATCATCAACCGGGATGACCTTTCCCGAGGGACGGTTCTGGCGCTGATCGTTAGTGACCTGCCGAACGTGCTGCGGCAGTTTGTTGATGGTCAGGCAGGGACGCGCATTGATCGTCTGACCCTGCACTGCGCCACGGGTAGCCAGCACTTCCTGCGGCCACTGCCAGCGGTTGTCCGGCGAGCCTGCCATAAAGCGCAGGTCATCAAGTTCGCTGTCGCGGGACTCGCTATACGCCGTCAGGGACAACTGCATACGGGTACGCGCTTGCGAGAGGATGTCCCCCGCATCGCGTCCACGGCGGGACTGCGGCGTATTAGCGACCTGAGCCGCTCCCTTCATCCCTGTCGGGTCTTTAGCCATTACTTGCCCTTCTTACCCTTGGCCGCAGCGCGGCGCTTAACGGAATAGGCGATGGCAACAGCCTGCTTCTGCGGCTTGCCAGCCTTTATTTCCGCCTTAATGTTCTTACGGAAAGCACCCTTGCTTGCCGACTTGACTAAGGGCATTAGCCCATCCGTCCACGCGGCTTAACGACCGGGGTCGGACGAAACGCAACCGTCGTGCGGATCATTTCCTCGTTTACCCGGCGCGGAGCGCGGGGAGCAGGCGCACGGGGCTTCTGCATACGCGAATTCGTGATCATGTCGCCAATCGTGGCGCCGGGAGATACACCAACAGGGCCGTACTTCATGTCTATTTCCTCTTTTTGGCCGTTTTGGCCGATTGACGGAACGCTTTAGCAGTCGGAGCGCCTTTAGCACCCGGTTTACGCATCTTTTCGCCAGAACCCGCAGCAATACGTGCGCGTTTTCGGTGAATATTACTGTAGAGGCCCGGTTTACTAGCCATTAGTTACACTTCCATCGTCGCATTGAAGCACGGGCACGGCTGCCTTTAGGGCTTTTAGCCGCGATTGGACCCATTCGGGCACAGAATGAGCGCTTACGGCCTGCCTCTGCCTTACTTTTGGGGTTTGGCGCAGGGGCTTTCAGGTTAGACCCAGTAGCACGGTTGTACTTTGCTCGACCCTTGGCGGTGAGTCCAGCGCCCTTAGAAACAGGCTGCTTTTCGCCACGGCCAACGGAGAGCGATACCGACTTCTTAGCCACTCAAGCACCCATCCACGACGAGAGCATCTCGCCGCGTCCTGAAAACCTACGCTCGATTTTAACTCTTGACTCCCGACTTGCAACAGGGTACGCGAAAGTTACCGCCAGCGCATCTGCCGCGTCAGGGGAGGCCAGCCCTCTAGCCTTCATGTCTTTCTTGGCTTCAAGGGCTATGGCACCCGAGGAATTGGTCTTGTACTGCGGGCCGCATAGGTCGGATTTGAGCATCCGGTCGTTTGGGATCGAGGCGGTACGCAGCCATTGGCGCATATCACCCCACATCTCTGCACGCTTGTTCTGCCACATCGCAGGCTTTGACGACTTCCAGCCAAAGTTAACGCCACGCACCTTGTATCGCTGCTCTTTCAAGCGATCCAAGATGCCGTAGCCGAGGCCGCCT